CAAAATAGTTACCAAAACGATCCGAATGATCGAAACAAAGCAAACAACTATTTGAACGCTTTAACAACTTTGGATTCTGTTTATACCGACTTTGAGAAACAGGGTGTAACCGTTAAACGTTTGGTTGTTAAACAGTCAGACGGAACAGTTATACCTGCGGGTACTCCTGCCGCAGCGGTTGAAACTGCGCCTGTTGTAACTTCTGGTGTTAGTTCTACTGGCGGCGATCAACCAGTTCGTGCGGGTGTTGGCCGTAGTGTTGTTGCGCCGACAGAAGTAGTTGCGGAAGAACCACCACCTGCGGGCGGTGGCACAGATAAGCCAAAAGTTGTCATCAAAAAAGAACAGGTTGATGCGAAACTTGTTGAACTTAAATTGCCGGATACACCTGAGAACCGTAAAACTGCTCGACAAGCATTAAAGAATGTAGTTTCTGATGAGAAACCTGGTGACAAGCCTGTTGTAACGGATACTGCTTGGGAAACACTTTTCAAAAAGAACTATCCAACATACGCTTGGATGTTTACCGATTTGGACCGAACTAAATATGCTGATGTGTTTGAGTTATTCAAATTGGCACAAGACAAGAATATGCCCACAGAAGAATTTGATCGACGTTTTAGGGGTACTTCGTTTGATCGTGAACTTGAATCAAGTAAGAAGGGCCGTGAGTTGTCGGCTTCTATCGGTAACTTTACTTGGGGTTCTGGCCAGTTGGCAAAGTTTTTGACGAAATCTATTCAGTTTGGTTACACCGGTGAGAACCTTAAACAGCAGGCTTACGCTGAACTGTTTAGCAAAACTGACGGCAAATATGTTAACGATGTAGCGGTCAAAGAGGTTCGTGCTTCTACACCGTATTTAGCTTTGAAAGATATTGGTAAACAATACTTTTGGGATATTGGTGATTTGTTGGTTGAGCAGGTTTTGGCTGGTACTCCGAACGCTGAAAATGTGGCTGTTTCTCGTGACGATTTGGTTCGTAAAGCTCGTCTTTATGCAAAAGGAAAATACAAGCATTTGTCGGAACAAATTGATGGCGGTTTAACTATGGAAGATATGGCTGCTAGTTACAGGGAGAAGGCGGCAAAACTTTTGGAGTTGGACCCTAATACAATGAATTTTGATCGAGATTATAGTGATGCTTTAGGGAACGTTGACCGGCCTCGTGTGTTGTCGATGTCTGAGTGGGAGACTGAGTTGCGTACTAACGATAAGTATAAGTATTCGTTTACTAAGCAAGCTAATCAGGATGCTACGAGTATTGGGTTGGCTATTGCTCGTGCGTTTGGAAAGGTTCAATAATGTCTATGCGCCCAGATGATCCTCGGTTGGCAGGTTTGTCTCCGGAAGACCTTGCAACAATCAATTTTAATTCTAATGGTCAACCAGATTATGTTCCTAGACAGCCTGTTCCAGGGGCAACTGTAACTGTTGATCCTGGCACTCAGGGTCGTGGACAGTTTACTGCCGAGCAGTCTGCTGCTATTGACGCTGCCGCTTATCAGGCAGCAGGTTTTTCTGGTGATGCTGCTACAGCAGATTATATTCGTCAACTTCAATCGGGTGCGTTGGGTGGTGGTGCGGATACTCAGGCTGCGTTGGAGAGACTTATCGCTGAAGGTAAAGCCCGCAACGTTGCTACTTTCGGTGTGGAAACTGGCGACGACGGCAAAGGCGGCGGTGGTGGCGGTGGTGGCGGTGGCGGTTTTGAACCACGTGCAGATGCAAGAAACACTATTCGAGCAGTTTTAGCAACCTATTTTAAGGAAAAAGACGCAAAAAAATTAAGCGACTTTTTGTACGGCGTTTATGCCCGTGGCGAAGTAGATATCAATAACCCTGACGCACTCATGTTTTCTTTGCGTGAACCAGACGCATACAAGGAACGGTTTGCTGCTAACGCTGCACGAGCCAAAAAAGGTTTAGCCGAACTAGACCCAGCATCCTATTTGGCTTTAGAAAACAGTTATCGTCAACTATTACAATCAAACGGTTTACCGTCAGGTTTCTACGATCAGACAGAAGATTTTACTGCACTACTTGAAGGCGACGTGTCACCACAAGAACTACAGACACGTGTGCAACAAGGCTTCCGAGCTGTACAGGATGCTGACCCTGAGGTTAAACGGCAGATGCAAGAACTGTACGGTGTGAACGAAGCAGGTTTGGCCGCCTACTTTTTGGACCCAACTAAAGCTGCACCTATTTTGACTCGTCAAGCTGAGGCTGCGAAGATTGCGGCACGAGCCAAAGAACAGGGCCGTATCCAACTGTTGTCTGGTACTGCTGAGGAGATCGCTGCTCGTGGGATCACAGCACAAGAAGCCGAAGCAGGGTTCACGGCGATGGGTTTGCAAGAAGGTTTGTACACCGAAATGTTTGGTGAGCAGGCTTTGACTCAGCAACAAAAGGTTGGTGCCGCACTTGGCTACGATGTCGCAGGGCAACAAGGGTTAAAGAAACGTCAAGCAACCCGCAAAGCCGAGTTCGGTGGCGGCGGATCGTTCGCTAAAACAACTGGCCAAACATCCGGTACCGTTCAAACTGGTTTGGGTGTAGCCGAATAATCTAAACACTTGACAACCACCGAGAGTGGTGATACAGTCACAAGTATCTTCTTTTGAAGATAACCGTCGGACCCCCCGAGTTCGGTGTGTACAACAGGGTGAGATTGCAGCCATTTGGACTCCTCTAGTCCAAGTGTGGGCAGAAAGAGTGGGTCATGTCAGATACGAACTACGAGTTTGAGGAAGACGCAAAGGACCAGGTAGAACGGAATCCAGTACGTCAACAGCTTCGAAATCTTGAAGCCAAGAACAAAGAACTGGAAGCCAAACTGTTAGAAGCTACAGACGCGCAACGCAAGTTGGCATTTGTGGAAGCGGGCGTTGATCTTAACGCACCGGTTTCACGCTACTTCGTTAAAGCGTATGACGGCGAAATGACAGCAGACGCAATCCGCCAAGCCGCACAGGAAGCAAATCTCATCGCAGGTACGCAACCGAAAACCGAAATTCAAGCCGAACAAAAAGCTTGGGATCGGGTTTCGAAAGCAAAAAGTTTCGGTGAATCTGTTGAACCTGAAGTGGATTGGAACGCCAAAATCCTTAACGCCAAATCTCAAGACGAAGTTATGCAACTGCTGGCCCAGGTTAATCAACAACAAAACATCTAGCCTCAAAGCAAGTCTTTGGGGAGAAAGACCCCAAAGGTCATGGCATACACACAACAAAGTTCATTATCAGTCGATCAGGCGGCGTTTGACCAGATTGCGTATTTCGCACTCCGTTCAGAAATGCTTTTTGACGCAGCAGCAGACATACAGCCTGTCGCTCAGTCAATGCCTGGAACATCAGTCGCGTTCACGATTTTCTCGGAACTCGCAGATGCGACATCAACACTCAGCGAAACAACTGATGTCACCGCAGTAGCGATGGCAGACAGCCAAGTAACTGTCACCCTTGCCGAGTACGGCAACACGATCAACACAACAGCGAAACTGCGTGGAACTTCGTTCCTTGACGTTGATGCTGTTGCAGCAAACCTCATCGGTTACAACGCAGGATCGTCAATCGATACTGTTGTCGCTAACATTTTGAAGGAAGCAACGAACGTGATTTACGGTGGTGGCGGTGCAACAACCCCAACAACGAACGCAACAGTTCAAGCAGAGGACATCATTGAAGCCAATGACGTTCGCAAGGCAACAGCACAGTTGCGTGGTTCGAAGGCTCAGACGTTCAACGGAATGTACATGGGTTTCATTCACCCAGACGTTTCGTACGATCTTCGCCGCGAAACCGGCGCACAATCGTGGCGTGACCCGCATAACTATGTGGACACAGCGAACATCTACAATGGCGAAATCGGTGCGTTTGAGGCCGTTCGTTTCATTGAGACTCCTCGCGCCCCATTGGATTTGACTGGTGGTTCAGCTTCAACAGTTGATCTCTATTCAACTCTTATCATGGGTCGTCAGTCATTGGCGAAGGCTCACTCGATCACAGACGGCAACGGAGCATATCCGAAGGTTGTTCGTGGTCCAGTAATTGATTCGTTGATGCGTTTCAATCCGATTGGTTGGTACTGGTTGGGTGGCTACGGAATTTTCCGTCAGGCAGCTATCCGTGTTCTCAACACATCGTCTTCGCTTGGTGGCGCATAAACCCCACTAGTTGAAGTAAGTTAATAAATGTAGAGCCAGGCAGTTCCCCTTCTGCCTGGCTCTACTTTTGTATGGTGTATAGTGTCCGTGTGAGAGGTTTTTATGTCTATTTCTAATTACGCTGAAAACAAAATTTTGGAACACACCACAGGTAAAACTGCTTGGACTATGCCAGCTACGGTGTATGTGAAGTTGCATACTGGTGATCCTGGTGAGGCTGCGACATCTAATGCGGCTACTGAGGCAACTCGTAAGTCTGCTGCTTGGGCGGCTGCGTCTTCTGGTTCTATCGCAACTAACGCGACTCTTGAATGGACTAACGTTGCGGCAACAGAAACGATCACTCATTGGTCTTTGTGGGATGCCTCAACTTCAGGTAATGCTTTGTGGACTGGTGCTTTGTCGTCGTCTGCGGCTGTTACTGCTGGCGATACTTTTCAAATCACTTCGCTTACGCTGTCTCTCGATTAGTCGTAGGGGGTAAACCCTATGGCACAAACAGCAGTTACGGGTTTCGCAGAACCGTTTTCTGATACACGCCCGTTTTATCGTGGCACATATTTTCGTGTTGTTGGTCGTACTGCTACGGGTTCTGGTGGTGGTACTTCTGGGGTTGCTTCTGGTTCTGCTCAGATACGGTTAGGGCAGTTAACCGATTTCAGTTTTCCGTTTAGGAACGGTGGCCGTTTCTATCTTGGTGTTCGTGCGGTTCTTACTGTTACTGCTACGGCTTCGGGTTCCGGTACTGCTTCTTCTTCGGCGAACATTGTTAGGTTCCGAACGGCGACAGGTGACGGTGTTGGTAGTGCTACCGCGGTAGGAATCCTTGTTGCTGTTCGTACTGCGACAGGTTCAGGTGTTGGCACAATGGATTCGACAGGTTTACGTATTGTGCTACGAACCGCTACAGGTTCAGGTGAAGGTTCGGGTAGTGCTTTCTTTGGGCAAATCCCGTCGCGTACTGCTACAGGTTCGGGTGTCGGGTCGGGTACTGCTGTTGATTTGGTT